AAAAAGAAACGTAAGTGTGAAACCTTTAGTGTTTCAGATGATTGTTTTCATAAGTTCAGACATGGAAAAACAAAGTTTGAACGATGGTCAAAGTATCTGGATATGACAGATGCTTCACAAAAGAAAATTTATGATTGGGCTAAAAGACATCACAATGGTACAATCATTCTTAAAAATTCCACAACTGGAGCGGTTAGAGGAATTCGTTATAATCGTACTGGTGGTGGTCAATGGGGCAAAATTACCAGAGTAAAAGAACAAGTATTAAAGACCAATCAAGAGTTTAAAGTAAAATGACAGTAAAAGCAGATGTTGAAGTCCTCAAAACAAAAATCGAAAATATCGAAAGTTCTTTTGATGACCATGTGGCACAAAACAGAGAAGATTTTAAAGAGGTTCATTCAAGGATGAGTACCATGAAACGAGAAATTTCAGATGAAATTAACTTGACTTTTCAAAAATTGTATGATAAGATAGATGATAATGAAAAAGAAATTGGTGGACTTGCAAAATGGAAATGGACTGTAGGTGGAGTACTACTAGCATTAACATTTGCTATGACTGTATTTTCAACTTTTTGGCAAGTTCACACATAAACTAGGACTTTATTATTTAATATATTATGAGCTATATTGACCAGAAGTACATAAATCTATGTACCTCTAGGGTGGAAAAATTTAAGAAAGTGAGAGATAATCTCTGGAACTTTCGTTGCCCCATCTGTGGGGATTCCAAGAAACGAAAGAACAAAGCCAGAGGATTCGTATATCGTAAGAAGGCATCATTTTTCTACAAGTGTCATAACTGCGGTGTAGGACTTACCTTTAACAACTTCCTCAAACATATAGATCATGGACTTTATACTGAGTATCGTGTAGAAAAGTATAAAGAAGGTGAGACTCAAGGGAATACTCCTATTCCTGACAAATCCCCATTTAAATTTGAAGCTCCTAAGTTTGACAAATCTATGAATAAACACTTGGATAATTTGTCCAAGTTTAGTGACCTAGAAGAAGGTCATCCTGCTTTGTCTTATGTTCAAAATAGAAAAATCCCTAAAGAACATTGGGATAAATTATATCTTGTGGACAAATTTTATGAATGGTCAAACTCAATATTTCCAGAGAAATTTAAGAGTATAAATATAGATTATCCACGACTTGTTATCCCTTTTTTCGACAAGTCAGGAGAAATCTTTGCTTATCAAGGTAGAGCCTTTGGTAAGGAAGAACCAAGATATATCACCTTAAAAATTGTTTCAGAAAAAGAGAAGATTTATGGCCTAGAACGAATTAATTATGATTCTCATGTGTATGTCGTTGAAGGGCCTTTAGATTCTCTCTTTATAGATAACTGTATTGCAGTTGCTGGAGCAGACTTGAATTTGTTAGAGTTGAATCCAAACTCAACTACTGTGATATATGATAATGAGCCCAGAAACAAACATACAGTAGAACGGATGTTTAAATCCGTTGATAAGAATTATCATGTAGTTGTGTGGCCACAAGAATTGAAACAAAAAGACATTAATGATATGTATTTGTCAGGTATAGAGGATGTTAAATCTTTTATAGATGTACACACATATCATGGACTAGAAGCATACTTAAAAATTAACCAATGGAAGAAAATATGAACCCTCAAGTACAACCAGTATCAAAAACAACATTCCCCAAAGTTTTCAGTTCCCCCCAAATTAAAGAAGAACCAGCCCCAAATATAGATCCCTTTGAAAATGAAATGAGTAAGTTTGTGTATTACAGAACATACTCAAGATGGGATGACGCTAAAGGTCGTAGGGAGACATGGGATGAAACTGTAGAACGATGTGTGGATTATCTAAAGAAAGTTAGTAAAAATAAATTAAAAAAGTCAGACTATGAACTGATACACAAATATATTTTAGAGATGAAGGTAATGCCTTCAATGAGACTATTGTGGACTGCTGGAAAACCAGCCACTCTTAATAATGTTGCAATTTATAATTGTTCTACAGTACCTATAGATTCTCTTAGTTCATTTGCAGAAGTTTATTTTCTGTTGATGAGTGGAACAGGAGTAGGTATAGATGTGTCCAAAAAATATGTAGAGAAGATACCCAAAGTAAAGAAATTAAATGGTCAGAAGAAAACGATTGTATTTGAGGATTCTAAAGAAGGATGGGCAATAGGAACAATGGAAGTTTGTCAAGCAATGTGGGAAGGATTCGATGTTGAATGGGATTTATCCAAACTTAGACCACAAGGTGCAAGACTTAAAACTTTTGGTGGAAGGTCATCTGGGCCGGGGCCACTTGATGAGACTTTGCACTTCATCAAACATATGGGAGAGGCACATAGAGACAGAAAATTGAGTTCCCTTAATGCATTTGATATTGTTACCAAAATTGCAAATTCAGTAGTCGTAGGTGGAGTCAGAAGGTCATCTATTATCACACTTTCAGACCTTTACGATAACGGAATGAGAGATGCAAAACAAGGACAATTCTGGATGACTAATGGACATAGAGCCATGAGTAACAATAGTGCAATTTATGATTCCAAACCAAATTCTATAGAGTTCATGAAAGAGTGGTTAGCACTTGCAGAAAGTGGTACAGGAGAACGTGGAATATTTAATCGTTATTCTATCAATAGTTTAATTCCAAAACGAAGGCGCAAGAGACAAGATTGGACTACTAACCCATGCGGTGAAATAATATTGCGACCTAGAGGGTTCTGTAACCTTACAGAAGTGGTTATACGGGCCGAAGATACACTTGAGACATTGATGGAGAAAATCAAGGTTGCAACTCTAATTGGAACAATTCAATGCACATTAACTAATTTTGCACTCTTGGATGAGTTGCATGAGGATTGGAAAAAGAATGCCGAAGAAGAAAGACTCTTAGGTGTTTCCATGACAGGACAAATGGATAATCCAGATTTGTTGACTCCTGAGAATCTACAATCTCTTAGAGATTATTCTATAGGAGTAAATGTAGAAGCATCAGAACGATTGAAGATAAACAGATCGGTTGCAATTACAACTACAAAACCTAGTGGAACAGTATCAACTCTGGTAAATTCTGCATCTGGTTTCCATCCAAGATTTGCACCTTATTACATACGAAGGGTGAGAATATCTGCTACAGATCCTTTATACAAAATGATGAGAGATCAAGGAGTGAAATTTCATCCAGAAGTAGGACAACCAGAAGAAACTGCAATGACATGGGTATGTGAATTTCCAGTAAAAGCACCAGAAGGTTCTGTGATGGTGAAAGATGTTGATGCAATTTCTCAATTAAAACAATGGTTAAAGATAAAACATAATTACACAGAACATACAGTATCAGCTACAATCTATGTCAAGCCAGATGAATGGTTTGAGGTTGGTAGTTTTGTATATGAAAATTTCGATGATTTAGTGGGGGTGAGTTTCTTACCTAAAGATGACCACATCTATCAACTTGCCCCTTACGAGGAAATTGACGAAAAAACTTATGAAGAAATGCTTGCAAATTTCCCAATTATTGACTATTCTGAACTTTCTAAATATGAGGCAGAAGATAATACTACAGGAGCGCAAACTGTTGCGTGTTCTGGTGACAGTTGTGAAATTATTTAATAGCAAGTTTTATGGCAGAAAATTTAGAAATAGATTGCAAGGATTGCAATGCGACATTCAGTTTGAAACATAACTTGAATGTCGCAAGATACGAAATCGGATTTTGTCCTTTTTGTGGAGCAGAAGATATTGATATAGAAGATGATTATTATGATGATGAAGATGAGGAAGATTATTACTGACATAAATATTCCTAAGTGGAGTATTTATGAGTTACGAGAATCCTTGGCTATACGATGGTGTAGCATTTGAAAGTGAAAATATAGAAGATTATTTTGGTTTTTGTTATCTTTTGACAGACCTTAAAAATGGAAAAATGTATATTGGAAGAAAATACTTCCATCAGAATCGAAAGAAAAAAGGTCAGAGAAGGAGAGTACGTTCAGAGAGCGATTGGAAAACCTATTACAGTTCATCTAAAAAAGTTCAACATTTAGTACAGGAATTTGGGGGAGCCAGATTCAAGAGAGAAATACTTGGTCTTTGGAAAAAGAAAGGTCAGGTAAATTATAATGAAACTAAATTGTTATTCAACCATAACGTGTTAGAAGCTGTTGATGATAAAGGCGAGAAGTTATATTACAACGACAATATTATGAACAGATATTTTTCTACATTAATGGAAGAAAAAACTTGACATTTCATTTTTATAATGTTATACTATAAGGGAAAATGAATAAAAGACTTAAAGTATTAAAAAGTCTTATTGATAATGGTTCAGTACCAACCATACATGAAATTGCTAAAATAGATTCTGAGGAATATTCTTATACAGATCTTATAGCTTTGGAATATGGATTTGTTCAAGACCTTTACATAGGACATGGACAATTTGAAAAGTGGTTTACCTATACTGGGCCCGAACCAATCAAAATCAATGATCTTATTTTGCAACCAAAAGAGATGATTGAGTTTGTGGTAACTCAAATTTATGATGGCATATTATGAGAAAGAAACTGAGTGAAGAACGAAAACAACAACTGCGTGACCAGTTAGACGCTGCACGAAAGAAGAAAGCACCAGCGGAGTATAAGAACGTACATCCAATAGTGTTATCAAAACCAGATGATGACCCCTTGTCATTGAAATCTATTAAGAAAGCGATTAAACATAATAAGGATAAAGCATCTTCATTTCTTACCAATTCCCGCAGGAGAGGGGCATCTCCAAAACAATCCATTGCAGATAGAATTCATGCGGATAATGCAAAGGCATATATTCGGTTTATGGAACATTACCTTAGAACAGGGGATTGGATTTCTGATTATATGGGTGATGATGAGGAAAAGAAAACTCAATGGAAATGTGTAGCAATGGCTTATAATCCAGATGGTACACCGAAACGAACTAAAGGTGTTTGGTATCCAGACATTCAAACAGTATGGACAAGTGAACAATGATATTAATTGATTTGAGCCAAATAATGGTGGCATCTACAATGATGTCAATGGGTAAAGACCAATCAGAAGTTGATATTGATATGGTTCGACATATGATTCTGAACAGTCTCAGGATGTATAGGTCAAAATATCATGAAGAATATGGAGAGTTGGTCTTATGTTGTGATGGTAGACATTCTTGGAGAAGGGAACACTTTCCTCAATATAAGGCAGCTAGAAAAACTAATCGTGATGCAGATAATAGAGATTGGTCACAAATATTTGGTTGTCTTGATACCATCAAATCAGAACTTAAAGAATTCTTTCCATACAAGTATATACAGATTGATGAAGCAGAAGCAGATGATATTATAGGTGTTCTTTCAAGAGAAGCGGGAACAGAAAAGGTAATGATAATTTCTGGTGATAAGGATTTTATACAACTACAAGTACACAAAAACGTAAAACAATACAGCCCTATCACCAAGAAATTAGTAACAACAAAGAACCCATATAATTATTTAAAAGAACATATCATGCGAGGGGATTCATCAGATGGTATTCCAAATTTTCTATCATCTGATAATTGTATCGTAGATAAGATTAGACAAAAACCATTGTCTAAGAAAAAAGTAGAATCATGGCTGGGTGAAAGTCCAGTAGATTTTTGTACTGAAGAACAGTTAAGAAATTATCATAGAAATATGAAACTGATTGATTTACAGTATACACCATTAGATATAGTTGGTAAGATTAAACAACAATTTAATGAAAATCCGAAAGGAAAAAGGAGTGGTCTTTTGAACTTTTTTGTTGAAAAGAAACTCAATAATTTAATACAAGACATAGGAGAATTTTAATATGGCACAACCAGTAATTGAAGGTGGAACAGGAGCTAGTAGAAGTTTAAGTACTGAAGAAGGAGCAAAACTTACTTCAAAAAAACCAGAACCAATTAGAGTTAGAGAACCACTATTAAGTGAAATTTTAACTAGAGTTCATAAAGCAAAAGATACTGATGAAAAGGAAGCAATTTTGAAAGAAGAAGATTGTCCTGCTTTAAGACAAATTTTGAAATGGAATTTTGACCCAAATATAGAATCAGATTTACCAGAAGGTACACCACCTTTTCAAGAAAATGAAGCACCAGAAGGAACAGAACATATGTTGTTAAGAACTACTGGTGATAAACTTTATAACTTTATAAAGGGAGCTCAAACTCATCAATCAACAGTTAGAGAACGTATGTTTATCAGACTGTTAGAAGGATTACATAAAGATGAAGCTAAATTATTATGCAAAGTAAAGGATAAAAAGTTAGCATGGAATAAGAATAATACAGATGGATATAAAGGATTATCTGCTCCTGTATGTAAAAGGGCTTTTAATTGGGATGACAACTTCAGATTAAAAGGTGTATAAATATAATACAATCTTTTTATAGGGAGTCCTAGATATGCAAATCCGAAACGGAATGTATGGCGAAGATATTCTTATATCTCTCCACGATTAAATTCCCCTTTATATAATTTAGAGTTTAGCCGTTTAACGATCTGCGGTTATCATTGTTCTAGGAGTACCTATATTCTAAGAAAGATTGAAGATCATATTAAGGAAGTAATATGAAGAAATTGTTCATAGCTGTTGCTTTGATTCTATCTTCTGTGGTTTCTGTTGGAAGTTCCACAAATACAAAAAACATAGAAAATGTATGGACTTACCAATCCTACACCACTATGATGGCAGATAGAGAAAAACAACACGAATGTCTTGCAAAGAACATATATTTCGAAGCTCGAAATGAACCATTTGTAGGACAATTTGCAGTAGCATTAGTGACTCTGAATAGAGTACATGACTCTGCATTCCCCAATACCATATGTGATGTGGTATATGAGGGAATACATACAGCGAGTGGATTTCCAAAACGTGACAGATGTCAATTCAGCTGGTACTGTGATGGAAACTCAGATGAAGTTCGCAATCAACGTGCATGGAAAGAAGTGCAAAAGACTGCGAACCTTGCAATGATTAAGTATGGTAAAATAAAGGCCGAAGGGTTAGACTATACAGAAGGTGCAAGATTTTATCATACATTTGAGGTTAGTCCACGATGGTCAAAAGTTTACCCAAAAGTAGGGAGAATTGGAGATCATATCTTTTATAGATAGTAATGGATCTTAAAAATTTGCATAGACAAATGAAAATTCAAAAACTTGAAGATATTACACAAGAATGTGTTCATAGTTGGCCAAAGAGTGAGAAATACTCAGAGTTTTCCAAAATGACGGACATAATCCATTGGTTAGAAAATAATGAAAAATTAAGTCCAGATGGAAAAAAATTTATGGGCGACTTAGAACACAGCTTGGTGAAACTTTTTGCAACAAAATATAATGCCAACATATCAATATAAATGTAATAATTGTGGACTAGAGTTTGAAGAAACTCATAAAATAGCGGATAGACACATTCCATGTGAAAATCCAAAAAAATGTGGAGAAACTACATCAGCTGATGATACTCTCTGTGACATACAAATAGTACCACAATTCCCCTCACAGATTTCTATGAGGGATTCTTTTCGCAGACATACTAGTGATGGATGGAAAGATAGATTAAAAGAAATAAAACGCCAGAACCCAGGCTCTAACTTAGATGTATAATTATGCAAACACAAATGTTTACTCATGACCAGTTAGTTGAGATGAAGGGGGTTACTAAAAATCAACTTGAGGTTTTTAGTCAATACGAGGCCGGAAAGAATATGTTCTTATATGGGCCTGCTGGTACAGGAAAAACTTTCGTACTTCTTTATAATGCAATTAAGGAAGTTCTAGACCCTTCAAAAAATTATAACTGCATACACATAGTAAGGTCTTTAATGCCTACTAGAAGTCTTGCATTTATGCCTACCGATGACCAAGACAAAAGTTCTTTATACCAAGTTCCCTACGACAATATGTTACGATTCATGTTCAAACTCTCAGCACCTGAGCAGTTTGATATGTTGTATGAGGAATTAAAGAAACAAGGAAATATTTCATTCTTATCAACATCCTTTTTGAGAGGGATTACGTTAGATAATTCTATTGTCCTTGTAGATGAATGTCAAAATCTAAACTTCCACGAACTAGATACTATTATGACCAGAGTTGGTCAAGATTCTAAGATTATGTTCTCAGGAGATTTTGACCAGACAGACCTAAGAGAAGATGAAGAAAAAGCAGGATTAGGTCAGTTCATAAAAATTATCAACGAAATGGATGAATTCTTTTCATGTGAGTTTGATATAGGTGATATAG